TTCTTTGCCACCATCTTCTATAATAACATTATCACCAGCATTTGAACCACTTGCGTCTGTGGCATCTAAAACTATAAAGAGGCCCGCACTGTCTTGTTTAATCGCACCCTTATTTGATGTTCCATAAACCCGAAGACTATTTGCTCTTGTTGCAACAATCTCTACGTTGTTATAATAAAGAGCAACTTCACCGTTCGCATCAGCTGATATCATTGTCTCATTTGATGCTGTATTTTTTACTCTGAATGCATTAGCATTAAGTTCCATCGTGGTATCAGAGAACAATTCCAAAACACCATCTGCACTCTGTTGAATGTAAGTTCCACTGTCACCAAATTGTAATTGAGTTGTACCAATACCAGAGTCGTCACTAAGTAACAGTCCTGTATTGTGGACATGTGTAAGTGTGACCTCAGCATTTTCGCCAAAAGATATGACCGCACCATCTGAGTCAAGCCTAAGATCGTCACCAACACCCAAGTCAAGAGCAACCCCCATGCCACCAGCGACTGTCAGTGCGCCAGAGGTTGATCCTGTGGAGGCCGTGGTAGCAGATATATTAACGACACCACCAGATGAAATCGAGATAGCATCTTTGTCACTGGCACTACCGATAGTTCCAGAATCAGCAATCACAATTCCTGCATTAAATGTTGCTTCACCAGCAGCACTACCATCAATCGTTAAGAAGGTTGTGTCTGCATTACCGTCTGTTCCCTTGAGAATAATATCAGAATCGTTTGCGGCGGCATCAATAGTAATGTTACCACTGGATGTTGTTAAGAGAATTGCGGCATCACCAATTGTTAGATTATCTGCCGCCAATGAGTCCGTATGATCACCAATATATGTTTTAATTCTGGATGCAGTAACTTTCCTGTTTGTACCACCCGCACCATCGTCAATGATGAACAAGTCTGCATCAACAATTGCAGCACCAATGTCTGTTGCACCATCTATGTCCAAAGCTGTAAGTGCTAAAGTACTAATAGATGGATCATCACCAACAAACTTTCCAGATGAAGAATCAAATTTTAGAAATTTGCCATTTACTTTTGCAGTAGACCTTTGCACATCATCTAAAAATTCTAATCTAACTTCACCACTTCCAGCACCAGAACCAATAAAAGTAGAAGATTGTTTTACTTGCACTTGTAACGCATTAAACTCTCTTCTTAATAAATCTATCTCATTTATCTCTTCTTTAACTTCTGTCCTATCTTTCATGTCCTCAAGGTTGTTAATAACATTAGTAATAAGTTCTTGTGTTGATTCTATTGTTTCTTCTTTTGTGGGTAAAGTTTTATCCTTAACAAGTTTCACTGCCTCTCTCATATCAACTAGTGCGAGCGCAGAAGCTTCTGCCAGTGATGTCTGTGAAACAAGAACAGGAACAGGTTTGGGTTGTTCTTTTATGTCCTGAAGCTCTTCCTCTTCTATCAATTCCTGTTTTGCCTCAACTAGTTGTTGCTGCAAAAGTAAATCTTCCTCAATAGTCCGCTGAAGCTTCAACCACTTATCCTGTTGTACAGATTTTGATTCACGATCAATACCGAATTTATTTTTTAAGATTTTGTTTATTCCTGACATGATTACTCCTCCATTTATTTATAAAGAAAAAAAAGGGAGAGCCGAAGCTCTCCCTAGTTTGCAGTCAAGTTTCTTATTCTTACATAAGGTTTGTAACTTTAACCCGACGATAGTAAGCATTTGCATTTGCTGTGAGTGCAATTGTAGCAGCTGTATTAGCAGCTTCTGCACCAGCAACCGCAAATGGGTTAGCAGCCATACCATAACGGGTCTTGAAACCAATTTTGGGCTGGAAGTTGTTCTCACCAACTGCACGAACCATTTGTAATGGAACATATGGGCAGTAGAATAAACCAGCATCGTAAGGTGAAGTACCTTTATATCCAACAACATAGTACTGACTTGCAGCAACATTAGCTGAATATGGGTCAACATAAACCTTGTAACGACCATTCATCACACCAGCAAATGTGGTGGATGTGTCATCAACATTGAGGTTGTTGTTGAGGGCAGGAGTGTAATCAAGAACACCAGCCATCTGAAGTGCAGAAGCAACATCAGCGGAACAGATGATCATGTTACCCTTGCCACGACGAGTCTGCTGACCAATCGCATTTGCGTCACGCTCGATTTGGAACATCAACCCCTTGAACTTCTCAACTGACCAACGACCATTTGAGTCGGTGTCAAGATCGAAGATACCAGCAGTTGTTGTATTAATTGAGGCGCCTTTAACAGCAGTCTTGTAGATAGAACGAACAACCTCACGGTTGATTTCTGCAAGAATTTCTGTTGAGAGAATGTTAGCAAGTTCTGTCTCGGCATCCAAACCGTGGATTGCCTTGAGGTCTTGAGCAAGTTCCATTGAGTACTCTGCTTTCAAAGCACGGGAAACTGCTGTAACCGTTGACTTATCAATGCTGAATGACATCTCGGCAAAAGCGTTTGTTCCGCTATCACCCAATGCTTCAGATTGTGCTGTTGTCATACCAGTTGCGAATGTGTAAGTTCCAGCAGAGGGGCTGTCGTTAAGAGCAGCAGGGTTGCTTTCACTTGCACCAATGTCGCCTGGTCCAGAAGTTGTACCAGCAGCGTTCTGGTTCGAGAAGTCACCAGAGAAGCCGTTTGCAGCTGCGCCGGTTGTCTCATCAACCAATGCTTCTTCACCATCCATTGAAGCATGGCGGGCCCGCATTGCAAAGATAAGTCCAGTTGGACCTGTCATTGGCTGAACACCACAAACATCATACGCAATGAGGTTTGGCATTGCACGGCGAACTAGTGAGATCAAAATTGGGTCCCAGTTTGATACACCGGAAACATTACCTGTAGGAACACTTTCTCCAAGGAATGCTGCATCTTCTCTTAGGGCAGCTTCTTGGTTTTCGAGGATAACAGTGGTAACAGACCGCTTATAGGCATCTTCAATCTTTGGAAGATCGGGATGTTCTAGGACTGGCGACCACTTTTCTTGTAGATGTTCTGCTTGAAACATTTGTTTCTCCTTTATTTTTATTACATCTATTTATATAATATTAAACTTAGCGCCCGTTAATACGAGTCTCGACACGACCAATAGCAGACATATATTTTTGCATTGTATCACTCGTATCAATGTCCTGTGCGGCGCTTCCGTAATCATCTTCATCATGAATAAAAGTCTCTTCTAGATTTTCAACTTTTGGAAAATAGCTTTCTTTTAGGGTGTCGAGTTTGGCACGGAAACCATCTTCATCCCCAAAGTCAACATCTTCTACTAGAGAGGCAAACTTCTCAATCTCTGTATCGGTCAAATCAGAAGCAACTTCTGCAATGACCTGTTCCCGAACTAATTCTGAGTTAACTGAATTCATTTGGATATTATTTTCCATAACTGAATTCAACTGCTCTTCTAGTTCAGCAATCTTGTTAGATTGTGCTTCCAGAACGTCATATCTTTCGTCTGGAACGTCAATGTAATGATCTTCAAACAACTGTTTCAAACCAGAAATAAAGTCTTCAGCAATCTCACCTTTAAGCCCACGCTCAATTGCTAACTCGTTTTCTTTCATCCATTCCTCTACAACATAATCGAGGTATTGATCTACTTTCTCTGCAAGCACCTGCTTATACTCATCTACTTCTTCAGTGATTGCAGTTTGTTGCTCTTCTACAATTCGTGTAACTTCTTCACGAGTCTTTGATTTAACAGCCGCCTCAAAGATTGTTGCGGCTTTCTCTTTAAATTCTTCAGAGAGGTCTTCGCCTGCTACCAAAGCTTTAACGTCAGAAGTGATATCGATGTTCTGAATATGCATCTCTACAGCTTCAGCGACTTCATCTTCTTTTTCTTCTTCGTCATCATGCATACCATTCATCATGGAACCATAAGCAGCATGAAGGTCTTCTTTATTCATGCTCATCATCTTCTTATCCATAGCAGCCATGAGTTCTTTTTTGCTCATTTTTTTATCTTCGTCTTCTTCTTCTTCGACTTCTTCTTCGTCCTCTTCTTCGTCCTCTTCTTCATCTTCTTCATCAGCGGCTTCCTTGACCTTTTGCATTGGGTCGGGCTTACCTTCACTTTTCTGTGCTGGATCACCAGAAACTTCAGATGCTTTATCAGCAGCAACATCAGTTGGTGAACTGGCTGCATCGGGCTTATCAACCGCTTTACCGCCATCTTGAATTTCAGCTTTACCTACTGTTTTTAGTTTTTTCTTCCCCTCGGCAGGGACAGAACCTTTTTTCGGAGCATCGGCAGTTTCTTCAAGTTCCGCTAATACCTCCGCTTCAAGTTCCTCTATTGTTTGGTCTAATTCAGACATAGGAAGTCTCCTTTT